TGGCCCTCTTAGGCCACGAAAGAAAGAATCATCTTTCATAAATGTTTTAACGACTGGTCCAGGAGCTTTATAATCTAGTGATGCCATACTTGACTGCTAGTTCGTAAAGTTTCTCTACTGCTTGTGGCGACATAGCTGCAAGTATTTTATCTGCTTCCATATCAGTTACAAAGTCTTTTGGATAATGTTTCATATGTTGTGTCTTAACAACAGTTCTAACTTTATTCCACTGTGCTTTGCTGTATACATTTGGATTGACTACTTCATTCATTTTAAATCTACCTCTAGTCCAATATTACCTCGTTTTAAATTATCTTCTTGTTCAATACCACCTTTGATTCTAACGCCTGGAGTTATTTCTTTGTTAAGTTTACCGCCAAAAAAAGTTTTACCTTGTCTTTGTCCACCATATAATTCAAAGCCATCTGTTCTTCCAAAAAACTCAAAATTTAAATCAGTTAAGTTTTCACCTGTTGAATCTACAATGGTATCTGCTTTTGTTCCTATTTCAAAATCTTTGCTTTCAAAACCTATCTCACCATCTAATTTATAGATATCTTGTATTATTTCTTGAAAGGAAAGATTTCCTGTTCCAATGTTACCTGCAATACTATTTCTTAAAAATTGTTCTTTTGTTACATTACGATGCACAAAGTCTAAGCTAGTATAATCTTTAGCATACTTTGGATTTACATTATTGTTTACATTTTCTTTTTGCATTACAACCTTTTTTGGTAAATCTGGATCTGCTTCTAATTGTGCAAAAAGGTCTGTGTTTATATACTGACCACCTTTAATACCTCTAGGAGAATGATTTATTCCTCGTTTACCTTTTTCTGAGGGAACAATTAATTCATTATCACCTATCTTTATAGTTTCCATGTCAGGTCTAGTAACACCACCTAAAAAATTATGGAACTTTAACCAATATTGATTAGAAAAAATATTTGGCTCTAACTCTCCTGTATCTTCTAAAACTGGTGGTAATGCAGATTGTCTAGGCATATTTTTTCTAAATTTAAAATCTGTTGCATACATTTTATTGTCTTTGCCTTTCATCAAAGCAAGAACAAACTCAGTTGAGTTTTTTGCTTTCATTACATTAGGAAAGTTAGGAAAAATTACATCATTAAAAAAAGCATCCATACCTTCTTTTTCTGTTTTATAATTAGCAAAATATCTATTTTGAGATGCTTGTTCTCCTGTATTACCTTGACCTTCTACTACTCCTACTTCATGTGTAGCAACAAGTTTGGCAGGAGGAAAGAATTCTACTTCTCTACCATCCATTGTATTCATCATTTTTTTTGTATCTTCTATTTGTTTTTCAGTTGCAGTAATACCAAAAAAATTATTGATGCCTGATTCTTTTGTAAAGCTTGATGATTCATTCATACCTAAAGCAGTCATCCAATAAGCAAATTCTTTTTTATCTACAGCAAAATTTAAATCAGTTCTGCTTTTTAAATACTTGTGTATTTTATGCAACATGATTGCATTATTATTTTCTCTAATTTCTCTATGTCTTGAATCTCTAGAATTAAATTTAGACAAGTGTTGAATAACTAAATTTTCTGACATCACACCACCTGTTGATTGTAAACAAGTTCTTTAGCCATCTTCTCTGCTAGTTCTTGGCTATGCCCTTTGAGTAACTTAGACTCCAGGCATTGCTCGTACCTTTTTTTTAAGTCTGCCTCTTGTGCTTTCTTTTCATTCTCTAACATTGTCTTGGCTCTTAACTCTGCTTTCTCAAACTTCGTTAAAACTTTTTTCTTTGGCAATGGTTTGACACCCAATGGATTAACTTTTGGCATACTACCTCCTAACAGTTCCAGGCTCTTAATGATTTATTAATTCTTGAATTTGGATCTCTTGCAGTTTTAGCACTGGTTAATCTTTTCTTCATACCTTTCATTCTAGCACAAAAAGATTTACGCCTCGCTGCATCTTTCTTAGTCTTTGGATTAGGCGCAGGAGGTTTTAAATTACCGCCTGTTTCTCTATTGTAACTGGCTCTGCCTTTAGCATTTAATCCACCCTTTGGATCTTTACCAGCTTTTCTTGTCCACGCTGGTGTTGCCATTAGTATTTAATCTTTTTTGGTTTAGGTTGTTTCTTCTTCATCTTCTTCATTAGGCTCTCCTATACTGTTTAGTTTTCTCTGCAATCTTTTTAGGCTGACTACTAAACTGTTTACCTTTGGCCGTATCTTGCCTTTTCTTTGCCGTAGTCTTAGCATACTCTTTGGCTGATAGTCTGGCAATAGCTTTCTTAGGCAAGTAACGCTCTCCTGTCTCTGAACTCTTCTTACCTGACTTTGTACCCCAGTCCTGCTTAGTCCACTTCGCTAATTTGTTGCTAGATTTTTTTGCACCTGAATATGTGCCACCCGCATCTTTGTAATACTTAACGGCTAACTGCATAGCTCTGGCTGAGTGTTTACCACCCATCTTAGCTTTGGCTCTAGCTTTTGCTCTTGCCCATTTGGCTGGATCTCTTTTCGTTGCAGTACTCATGCGCCTAAAGTCTTTCCTTGTTTCTCTAATTGTTTTTTTGCCATTCTTCTTTTGGTCAAACTACGTTTAAGTGATGGATACAAATCTCTAATGTTGCCACCAAACAATGTCTTTTGTGATGCGGTGCGCCTAAAGTTTCTAGCTTCTACTTTGGCTTTGGCGACATCTGCCTTACCGAACGAGGATGACTTGTAAGTCGGATCTTGTTTGATTGGCAATAAAGTGCCTCCATACGCTTTACCAGTTTTTTCTCGGTATATATCAGCCGCTTGTCTGGTTACGCCTGGATCTCTAGGTGTTGCGCCTGGTATTGTGTTTATTCTTCTCTCATAACCCACTGCGCCACTAGGCCCTTGTACTAGCCTAAAGTATTTTAAGAACGGATCTTTAGCTATCCTTTTTAAATATAATTCTTGCGGTCCCATTGTTTAACTATAACGAAAAAAAAAATTTTTTCAACAACGAGTTCTGACGAAAAATAATGCGTGGATACTACCTCTTATATAAGGTCAAGGGCGTTTTTTAAAGGCCTCGCTTAACTGAGGTCAATGTTAACCTTAAAGTCTCCAACAATTTGATGTTGATGTTTATCTGGAGCTTTGAATCCCGCTCGGTCAAGTATATCCTTCGCTGACTCCATCTGAACATACTCTGACTTGGCGTTCTGAGCGAGGCTTAATAGCTTGTGCTGGGCCTTGAGACTGCTTATACCGAAAGACTCCTTAATCTGTTGGTACATATACTCAGCAACGTGAGGCTTCTTTAAGGTTTGATAACCTTGCACCGATGGAGTCTTTCCCTTGAATCCTGCGACCTTTGACGCCTCGCTGACAGAACACCCTGTACTAATAAGTGTGTCCACCAATGCTCGTTGTTTGCTAGTCAGCGAAGGTGTTGCCTTTGGCAAGATTGCGTTCACATTCTGTAATTTAGCCATTTGTTTTCCCTGTCAAGTATTCGGCATATCTGCCTTACGATAGTAACACCGTTGTTCTACTTGTCAAGCCACCCAGTGTAAGTCATTGATTATATTAATGCCGAATACGCACAAATGAAAACAACCGCTAAATTAAGGCGAATGTGAACTCTTTAGTCCAGGTCAAAGGCAACATAGTCAGCGCTTTGCGCTGTCATTATGACTATGAGGCGACAGCTTTGAAATTTACTCCCTCAATAATGCTTTTTGTCAAACATAAGAAGGCTACTCGTATTGATTATTCAGCTAACAGCTCAATGAGATTCTTAACCAGCTTTGAGCCGTCTAGCTTTGGCTGTCTGCCTCATAGACGTAACATTTTTTATTGCTGTTGTAAGATACTAAATCTGTCTAAGATTTGTATCCACTTTACAAAAGCGTTTAATTCACTCTATGAGATGGAAGTAGCCATCAAGTTTGTCTACGCTTTAGACAAGGCCTAGACTCTGTTCTGGTTGGTGATTACTTGATAGTACCTGTAAGGTCTCCTCATCTCTGCGAAAGGCGTTGAATTTGATGGCTTTATCTGTGTTGTTATTGTAATAACGAGCAGATTGTCCCTCATCTATCATACTACATCGTACCGCATCAGCCACTGGCTTGA